CCGTAGTGGTGGTTACAATATCTTCATAATTAATTTTTGGTAAAACATTGCTGCCTGGCAAGCCAGTGAACGGATCAATAAAAAAGCTGTCTATGTAAGATCTTTGACCGGGACGCGCAGCCCCAAATGCCGCCAAAGTTTGGTCGTATAAAGGCGCAGCGGTGTACGCTCTCACACCATTTGCGTAAGTTATTGGCGTGTCCATCGTGCCTACTATCTGCGCACCTTGCGGCGCATTTAGACCGAACGCGTTTGCTACGTTTGCGGTGTTAGCAAACGACGATTGTTGCATAGGCGTAAAGGCTGCCACGGTGGGGCCGTATGACAGAGGTACTGAACCTATTGAGCTAATTTTATCAGCGCGATTTAGATTGCGTTTTGCCGCTTCCTCTATGTATGCTGGTATTTCTACGCTTGTAGTTGACCCGCCTTTACCCATCCTAAATCTCCTTCACGTAGCTTGTGTGCATTGGTTTCCACCCGTGTTTCGCTAATGGTTTTTTCCATCCAAAGCGCCCGGTCATATTTAACGCCGTGCAGCCCTGTTGTTTTGCCCAACTTATTACATCGTCGTGCATGCTCAAAATTTCGGTGAGATCGCCACCGCCGAGAAAAACATTGAGCACTTTTTTCTTTGGATATTTTATGATCTCAGTTACCAGGCAACTTTCCTTTGCAGGCCACAATTGCATGGTGCCTTTGTAGAGCCCTTCGTAAATATCTATAATGTCGTGCGTGCCGCCGGAGTACTCCAGGGCAGCCTCTATATGTTTGCGGCATCTTTCAAATTCTGGGTGAAATTGGGGATTAGTCAAAACGCACCCCCAGACAGCGCGACACGCTTCCAGATGTTTGAGCTGCCGTCGTGGCTGGCGGTGCAAACATAGATGTAATTCGTGTCCCAACTTATAAGCCCGGCGGTATCACCCGACGCCCCGACGCTACTAGCCGGGACGCTTTGCTTGACGACGACCTCTTTGTAAGCGCCGGATTGACTAATCACTGGTTTGACCGTGCTTCGATCAAACATCAGGTAACCATCTTCCTTGGCAGTCTCGCCGCCTGTTTGCTGCACCAATGCAGACTGCGTGCGATTCAGAAACACGTTTAATCTACGTGCCCAATCTTTCCAATCGCCACCGTAAGGTTCCGGCGCTGCGTATTGCGTCATCTTTGCCCTCCGGAAACTGCGTTAACCCTATTTATACCCACACGCCAATCGGTTAACTTTTGCCCTTCAACGCGCAATCGTAACTGCCTCCCGGTAAAACGAACGCTTGTAGGGTTAGTTAGTGAGAAGGGGCCGTAACTGCGCTCTGTCCCCGTCGGGAAAAACCTTGCTTTAAAAGTTGCGTTTACATCGCCTAGGTTTTTTTCATCTGGAATAAGCCCCGTAACGCTTACAACATTTTCGCCAGTGCCAATGCGAAACGGTCCAGTTTCAGCAAACGGCGTAAGCCCAGAATAATCAAACCCAACCTCGTGCTCGTAGATGTACATGTCGCTAGCATCTGCAAGCATAGGTTGCCTAAACGCGCCTCGATCTGCGCCTGCCGTGCGGTCTAAATTACCAATATACCATGTGTTTTCTGAGTAGTTATACACAACGTATCGATCATTTTCTGTAGAGCCAGAACTAGGGTAGTACCACCAAATCTCGTTATACAAGCTGTTAGACACGCCAAACACCTTGCTGATCTGCGCCTTGTTTATGTCGTTAAAAACATAGTCAGACACTTCGCTGTTAAGCTCTGCAACTGAGCTACCATTGTAAGCAAAGAATGAGTTTACCCCCATCCACACCGCGCCTTGATCTACAACCACACAAGCTAATGCAGCCGCCAAACCACAAGCGGTACCTACACGCTCTATTCCATAAACATAGGGTGGGCCTTGGTATGTTGCAAAATGTGCATCTCTGCTCGTTAAGATTAAAGAACCACCGCGCACGTTTACACCCGCCATGATTGTACCAGTAGTCGCAAGCTCTAAGTCTCCGGCTTCATTTGTTGTGGCAGGCGTCCAGGTGTTGTTGTCTTCTCGGTCTGACCACTGCACTTTTCGAGGATTACCGCCTGCACCCAACGCAAAAACAAATCGCTCATCAGTGACAAGGATGGCTTCATTACTTGTTGGCGCGTTGCTTAGGAGTGCGGCAGGGGTGCTTGTGTTTAAGGCCCACTCGTAAATCTTACCATCATCTGCATTTTGAGCTAACAAATTTTCACCCCACGGTTGTAAGTTCCACACCGTTGCAGGCTGTATGTTTGTTGTGTCTTGTCGTGCCACGCCATAAGCAAGGGTGCCGTAGAAACCGCTACCATAAGCAGTAAAGGCGGCCGCATCCTCTCGACCCGCGCTTAATGCAACTGGCGTAATGTCATACTTCACGCCTGCGTTAGTATAAGCAAAAAGCTTGTTGTAAGTGCCAGACGCTATGTATCGGTTGCCGCTATTGTCCGTCCAAGATAACATACCTCTAAGTTTATTAGGCGCGGCAGTGGTAGACTTCTTGCGCCAACCGCCAACCGGGCGCATAAGACCGTCATGCCACCGCACGAGGTTAACGTCGCGCCATCGACCTTCGCCCTGCAAATCCGTTCCGTTTCGATATACTCCGGGTGGGATTTTAAGGTCTACAAGTGCCATGACGCCTCACGTTTTCGTTACACCTACAAATTAACATAGTATCTAGTACTTGTATAATTACGGCGCGGTAGGCCAATCGTCATCTTCCAAATTCGGCCAGTTTTCATGCGTGGTAATGTCTCTCAACGATTGCCTATAAGACTGCATTTCGCTCGACATTGTAACGTCTGACAATGCGTAAAAGTCTGTCTCAGCAAGCTTTGCATCTCTGGTGGCTCTATGCCCTGCCGCTGTAGTCGCATCTAGCGTTGCTTGATACGCTGCCTCATGTTCAGCTTTGGTAGTTTTCTTGCCATCTTCATCTGTGGTATCAGCAAACATATCTTTGGCTATATACTTCTCAACCCAGTTGCCTTTGGCGTCTTGCTCAACACCATCACGCACACTTACTTGATATGCTGTTGTTGTAGCCGCTGGGCTTATCAGTACTGGATCAATGTTCATAGCGTCACAAACATTTGCGCCCCACACGCTAGGCAATGCCATTTGCGGAAATGCTGCTTTCCACTCGCCTTGAGATTTAACTTCGCCTGTTGTGCGTTCACGATATTCTGACATCAGTTGATTCTCCTTTTTGTCAGTTGATTATGCGATTGCGTAGAAGAGATAGTTTGTTCCTGACGCATTAGCGCCAGTAAAACCGCCTGTTAAAGTAAAGCCACTGCTGTGTGGGTCGATACGATCTTGACCAGTAATTTGAGCATCACTTCTATCAAAGACAAGATAGGGTTCATTACCTGCAACTATCCCCCTTACGCTATCCCATACGACCCAATTTTGAACGTCATCTATTGCCTTACATAAAACAAACCTTGCTCCATTAGAAAAGCCACAATCTATGGTCTGATCAGAACTTGACCCTGCATAGCTTCCCACCTTGGATACACCTGCTACGGTAGCGAAAAGGTATCCTATATAATATTTATTTAGCTCATTTACTGCATTACCAGAACTTAAAAATATATTTGTAGCTGATTGAGCATCGTTGCTGGAATCTGCACCAAACACATAAGCGCTTGTTTTTGAATCACTTGTATTTAGTTTTAAAAAACCGTTGCTCACATCCTTATGATAAACAGCCCATTCAACTGTGGCACTTCTATTTTTAACCCAAATCATTTCAGGAACTACACCTAAATTATGAGCTACACTACGTCCTGCGGTGTCGTTTCCTTTCCATGAACAAACATCGAAATAGCCAGGTGCACGCTTCCACATCCATGCTTGATATGCAGAGTTTATTGAACCAGCATCATAAAAACCGTTCATATAATCCCAATTAGTAGATGTAAAATTAACATTTTCAGATGCAGTTTCATGTGTGTGTAAATGTCCTACACCAGTCAGCCTAGACTGTATATACCAATCATTTGTGGCTGACACCTCACGATAAATTGACATATCAGTTACAAACCCAGATTTATACATCGGTGCATCTGTATCATCACGTAAATCCATAGCAAACACCTTAGTCGCATCAGTAGGTGTGGCTAATGGGCCTCTGCGTATTGCCATGTAAATGAATTGCTCTCCACCATCTAACATTTGATGAGTATCTCTAACCCTAAAACCAGTTGACGTTGGTTCTAAAATGTCCATTCCGTTTTCTTCACCATTAGTATTCCAATATAAACCTTGTGCTTGAGTTTCGTCAGAGCCTCCACCATGATCTGTCAAACCTCTCATAGTATCAACGACAAACCAAGCGCCATTTGTAGAATGACTCTTAACCATGATAAACTGTGGCTCAAACCCAAGGTTAATATCAGTTTGACTAGTCGCTGATTTGGTGAAACTTCCACACTTGATAATATCTTGGTCAAGATTAGGGCCAAACTCACCAGGATTTCCAGTATTATGGTGTGCAAATAAATAGGCTACGTAAGTTCTACCACTTCCATTTACAGCGTTACCAGAACCTACTGAAAAAGTAGATGTACCTGCGGCAGTGCTATGAAATCTTAAACCATCAGTTTGTGCTGAATGATTTTCGTTTATAGCTAAATATTTATTGGGATTTAACATTCTGTGTTGTACTGACCAATCACTAGAATGGCTTGTACATTTTATTATTAGCATACCTACAAGATGATCAAGATTATGACTAATTGTTCTACCTTGAACTCCATTCCCGGTGTACGTCACACAGTCAAAAAAGCGTGGGGCCTTCCTCCATGTCCAAGCGACAGATTCTCTGTTATTAACATTTGCATTTAAATTATTATTAAGAGTAAATCCATTTGTATTGAAACTAGTTAAAGAAAATGAAGAGCTAGTTTCAGCAGAACTAGCATTTGAAAACAGTATTTTATTTACACCTCTTTCAGTATCAAAAAGCTCATGATCTACTGCGTTACTTCTGCTTTTTAACCAAACTAATCCACCTTCAGTTGATAAATCAATGCCGTTATTAATTGATAACTCTGCACCTGTTGTATCAAAAACATGAGTGCTGA